GCAGAAAGTCACTGACCTGGTGGGTTGGAACAAGCGCCAGGATGACAGGTTGGATGGCCACGACGACACGTTGATGCGGCACCAGGGCGAGATTGCTTTCATCAAGGGTCAGCGCGGCCTGCCGCATGGGGAGCAGTCGTGAATCCATTCACAATAGTGGAAAGGAAAATCGAGATGGCTTTGATTGAGAGGCTTGTTGCGTCGTTCATCGAGCGTGCGTGTGGCAACTGGATCACTACGGTGATCGGCATCCTGGTCGGCGCGGCGGGCCTGATCGGTGGCGCGACGCAGGTGATTCCAGCATCGCTGGTGTGGCATGGCGTGCATGTCGTATCGGCACTGGGCACGGTGGCCACGCTCGTGGGTGCGGTGGCGCTGATCCTGGCGAAGGATAAGGGCATCAAGATCGACCTGCCCAAGGTGGGGGCGCTGTTGCTGTGTCTGCTGTTGCCTGCGATCGCGCATGCACAGGCAGCCGAGCAGCCACTCAAAAACATCTATGCCGCGGGCGGATCGTACAGCGTGAACGGCAATCCGGCGATCGCGGGCACGGCGCTCTACGCGCACCTGCTGGCGGGATCGGGCACGTATGCGTTCACGGCGGTGGATGCGCTGCCGAACACGGTGAAGCCGTTCACGGTGACGTCGAACGTGGGGATGGGGATCGGGCAGAAGGTCCTCACACTGGGCACGGTGCCTGTGTATATGCCCACGGCGGCGGGCGTGAGCTGGTCAGGCACGCATATGGGCTGGCAGTGGAACGGCGGTGTGCTTGCGTCGATCAAGCTGAAGGACGGCTATTACCTGATGCCTTCGGTGCGGTTCCTCAAGTCGTCAGTGTCGAATGGATCGGGCTACCAGCCGATCATTGGGCTGCTGTTCGGCTGGGGCAAGTAAACAGCGACCGAAAGCTTAGGAATGCTAAGGCTGAAAAGAGGGTTGAGCGGTGCGACTTCAGGATCAGTTCATATTGGCGTTGACGATGTGGCGGGAGAATCGCGGCGGCGGCGTCGCGGGGATGCAGAGCGTCGCCAACGTGATGCTGAACCGCGTGGCGAAGCATCGCAGCACGCCCTGGAAGGAATGTACCGCGCGACTGCAGGTCTCGAGCCTGACGGCGCCCGGCGATCCGGAGCTTAATCTGTGGGCGGCTGACGAGGGTGATGCTCAGTGGGAGCAGGCGCTGGAGCTTGCGGGCCGGGCAGCAGGCGGGACGCTCGAGGACCTGACCGGTGGAGCGCTCGACTACTACGCGCCACGCAGGATCCGCACGGATAAGACGTATTGCCTGCCGGACGGAACCGTAGTGCCGTTTCCGCAGGGGTGGAATCCGGCGGTGGTACGCTTCTGCTGCGCGATTGCCGGGCAGCTGTTCTTCACCGAATGACGGCGCCGGCATTCGATCCGCTGGCGGAAGTGATTGCGGCGCAGTTCGCGGCCGGCCTGACGATCCGGCGGCTGGCGCGGGAGTGGGGCGTGGATGAGGACGCGGTGGAGGCGGCGATCAGGGAGCAGTACCGGCAGTTGATCCCGCGATGGGCTGGGGGGTTGAAGCCGACGCGTGATGAGCAGCGGCGGGCGCGGCGGATGGATGAGGAGCCAGGCAGCGAGGGCGCAGGGACACCGTGGCTGCCGATGATATCGGACTTGTGAGCGCATGAAGCTGACTCCAAAACACGGGCTGTTCATCGCCGAGTACCTGGTGGATTTCAACTCCACGCGGGCGGCGCTGGCGGTTGGCGTGCCGGCCAGGAGCGCATCGGTCACAGGATCGCGATGGCTGAAGATGCCGGCGGTGCAGGCCGCGATCGCGCAGCGCCAGGCGATGCGCGTGGTTCCGCTCGAGAAAGAGGCTGCCGAGTTGGACCGGGAGCTGATGCGGGTCGCACTCGCTGATGTGGGCAGGCTCTTCGACGAGAACGGAGTGCTGCTCCCGATTCATCAGCTGGACGAGGACACGCGGCGCGCCATCTCTATGGTTGAGGATGAGACGACCGAGGGAGCTTGCTTCGTTACGACGCGCAAACGGCGGATCAAGATGGGTGATAAGCTTCGCGCGCTTGAGCTGTCGCTGAAGCGGCGCGGGCTGCTTGGCGATTCTGCAGTGAGCGCAGAGGTGCAGATGGGCGCCACGGGCCTGCCGGCTGATTCCTCGATCAAGATCGTGCTGGTCCGCCCGGCTTCAGAATGAACATCGAAATCCCGGAAGCAATGGCCTTCCTGTTTGAGCCGGCCCGTTTCAAGGTAGGGTACGGAGGCCGGGCCGGGATTAAGAGCTGGAGCTTTGCGCGGGCTTTGCTGGCCCTGGCGCGATCGCGGCGGCTGCGTATCGGCTGCGCGCGCGAGACGATGAAGTCGATTGAGGACAGTGTCCATCAGCTGCTCCAGGATCAATTCATCGCCACGGGGATGGGAGATTTCTTCCGGGCGCAGAAGAAGACGATCCGCGGCAAGAATGGCTCGACGTTCTCTTACCATGGCTTGCGCGATCGCAGTGTGCACAACATCAAGTCGCTCGAGGCCGTCGACATCCTGTGGATCGAGGAGGCGCAGAACGTCTCAAAGAAGTCGTGGAACACGGTAATTCCCACGATCCGCAAGCCGGGCTCGGAGATCTGGATAAGTTTTAACCCGGAGCTCGCGTCGGATGAGACTTACCAGCGTTTCGTGGTGCATCCGCCTAAGGGCGCCAAGGTGGTAAAGACGAGCTACCGCGACAATCCGTACCTCTCGGATGAAGTCAAGCAGGATATGGCCGACCTGAAAGCCAAGGATCCTTCGGAATTCGAGCATGTGTACGAAGGCGTCTGCAGGCCGGCGGTGACGGGCGCTGTATACAAGGAGCAGCTGATCGCCGCGGAGAAGGAAGGGCGCATCACGCGCGTGCCGTATGACGCTTCGCGGCCTGTGGACACGTTCTGGGACCTGGGTTTTGGCGACAACGTGTCGATCTGGTTTGCGCAGTCGATCGGGTTTGAGTTCCGGCTGATCGATTTCGTCTCCGACTCGCTCAAGGATGTGGGCTTCTACCTGGGCGAGATGGGGAAGCGGCCGTACAACTACCGCACGGCGTTCCTGCCGCCCGATGCGCGGGCAAAGACGCTGGCGGCCGGCGGCCGCAGCGTGCAGCAGCTGGTGGAGGCAGGCGGCTACAAGGTGCGGATCGTGCCGAGCCTGAGCCTGGTGGACGGCATGGCAGCGGTACGCACGATCTTCAACCGCTGCTGGTTCGACCAGGACAAGTGTGCGGAAGGGATCCAGGCGCTGAAGCACTACCGCTACGAGAAAGACGAAGCGATGTCTGACTCGAAGCATGAAGTGTACAAGCGGGAACCGCTGCACGATTGGGCCTCGCACCCGGCGGATGCCTTCCGCTACTTCGCGGTGTCGATCCGCGAGCCGGAGCGGGAGAAGGCAAGAGTGGAAGCGCAGGCGCCGCCCGTGAGGGTGGGGATATGGAGCTGAGGTGAAGATTTCTCTTGATTACGTGGTGGAGTCGGTGGATCGCCGCGAAACGCGCACCACGGCTCCATACGTAGTGGCGACGCTGCTTTCTGCGGCGGGCCCCGACGATCGCTGTGTAGCTCCAGATATCGAGTTGGTGGTGCAGGATCAGGCTCTGGGGCAGAGAATCGTGCCGGGCCTTCGGTTCTGTGTGGAGTTCACGTCGCAGGAGGTGCAGTGATGGCAAAGCTGAATGCAGGGACACGGAACAGTCTGCCGGCGAGCAAGTTTGGGGAGCCGGCCCAGCGGAAGTACCCGATGCCGGACAGGTCGCACGCGGCGAACGCGAAGGCGCGGGCTACGCAGATGGTGGAGAAAGGCAAGCTGTCTAAGACAGCCGCGGCGCGCATCAGGGCGAAGGCTAACCAGATTCTTGGAGAGTGAGCGATGGACCAGGCTGAAGTGATGGAGCTCAACGCGAAGTCGCGTGAGAAGAAGAAGCAGTATGTGGTGGACCACGTGGAGGTACATCCGGAGAAGGATCACAAGGGCTCGCCGGTGAAGGGTGGCGGCCATGTGGTGCATACCGTGATGCGTGAGAAGGGCGAGCGCTGGGGCAGCGAGCGGCGCGCGGAGAAGCCATTCGGCGCCGGCGAGCACGAAGAGATGCTGGCGCACGTCGCGAATGAGCTGAAGCTGCCTTCGCCTGAGGGCGACGAGCACGAAGAGGACGGCGAGGGCCACACGCCGGCGATCGACTGATGGCCTGGACTCCGCCGATGATCCGTGCACTGCTGCTGCGCACGGCCACGCCCAAGCCGCCGGCGCCTTTGCACGTAGCGGGAGCGAACCGGCCGGTGCGCAGCCCTTCGCCCCGCGGCGTGGCTGCGAATACGACCAGCGGCTACAAGAAGGGCTGACGTATGGCTATCAGCATGGTTCCCGTGTCGTCGAGCGCGATCAAGTCTGTGGGGCACGATCCCGCGACGAACACGGTGCATGTGGAGTTCCACACGGGCGGAACGCATCCCTTTGGGCCGTTCACGAAGCAGGAGTTCGAGCGGTTCCGCGATGCCGACTCGATTGGCAAGCATTTCCACGCGCACATCCGCGCAAAGGCGATCAAGTGAACCAGGACGAGAAACGCAAGGTCGAGAATGAGCTCCTGGTGATGGGGCTGCCGGACCTGGACGACCCTGCGCTGGTGCAGGTCGTCGCGGACATGGTGAACGGCTTCCCGATTCCGGGGGAGCGTGTGGACTTCTTCTGCGAGCTGCTGAACGAGTGCGAGGGCGCGTATCGCAGAGAGATGTATGAGGCGCTGCGGCCGCGGCTGAGTTTCCCGGTGCCCTCGCTGGATGCGTGCGAGGCGCGGATCGCGGCCAGGGCAGAGCGCCTTATCCGGCCGCAGGGGTTGCCCGGGGCGAAGCCGGAAGAGAAGCCTCTCGAGCTTGCCATAGAGATTGCCTGCGGCGCGTGCAAGACGGTGAAGGAGTTCACCGGGCGCACGGTGGCGGATGCGATGGGCGCGGCGCGCAAGGCGGGCTGGGGACGCGGGACTAAGCCTGGCGTCGAATACTGCCCGGAGTGCCGGCTGACGGCTGTACCAAAGCTCTACCTGGAACGGCGATCGGCGAGCGTGATCAATGCCTAAGAAGAACGACGGTGCTGCCACAACGACGCCTGCGGATGAGGCTCTGCTGAAGGAGTTGCGCGACGATTTCGCGTACGCGAAGTCGTACTGGCAGGAGAACTACGAAGAGGCGGAAAAGGACATGGACTGTGTCCTGTGTATTCCGCCTGCAGAGTTCCGCGCCGATCGCTCAGGGCGGCCGTGCCTATGGCCGGACGAGACGTCGCAGTACGTCAACCAGACGAACAACAACCTGCGGCAAACCAAGCGCGCGATCAAGGTTACGGCGCGCAGCCAGGACGCCAAGGACGTCGACGCCGAGCATCGCCAGGCGTACATCCAGGGCATCGAGTATGCGTCGAAAGCGCAATCGATCTATGCGACGGCGTTTGAGAGCTGCGTGGAGTGCGCGTTCGGCTACTGGCGGGTGCAGCTGGTGGTGACGGGGCCGAATGGTGAGCAGGAGCCGCGGATCCGGCGCATTCCGAACTGGTCGACGGTACTGCCGGATCCGGACGCGCGTGAATCGGACTTTTCGGACTCGAATGTTTATTTCGTCACCGACACGATGCGGCAGTCTACGTTCGCGACACGCTACCCGAAGGCGAAGAAGCGCAGTTTTGAGGGTGCGGACATCCAGAAGGCTCCAGGGTGGCTGGATGGCGACAATATCACCGTCGCCGAGTGGTGGAAGCGCGAGGAGACCGTCGACGAAGACGGCGTGAAGCACTACACGGTGACGCAGCGGATCACCAATGGCCTCGAGATCCTGGAGACAAACGAATGGATCGGTTCCTGGATCCCGATTATCGGGTGCTTCGGCCCGGAAAAGTACAAGCGCGCCGGCGGGACGTCGAAGCGTATGTTTCTGTCGCTGGTGCGGCGGGCACGCGGCTCGCAGCAGATGCTGGCGTACATCGCTTCGCAGGAGGCGGAGGAGTTCGGCATGGCGCCACGCGCGCCGCTGCAGGGCTATAAGGGGCAGTTTGACTCGCAGCTGCATAAGTACTTGAACAAGATTCCGCAGGCCTACGTGGAGTTCAATATTCCCACGGACTGGGAGCCGCAGTGGGGCCCGCCGCCGTTGCCGACGCGGCCGCAGTTCGTGCCGAATGCGCAGGCCTACGAGATCGCGTTCGAGCGGTGGAGGAGATCGATCCAGGCGAGCATGGGCTTGATGCCGCTGCCGACGGCCGCGCAGCGCCAGAACGAGAAGTCGGGCATTGCGCTGACCAAGATCCAGAGCCAGGAGTCGATCGGCAGCTTCCACTTCACCGACAACTTTGTGCGGGCGTTGACGAATACCGGTATTCAGCTGAATGAGCTGATTACGAAGTTGGCGGAGCTTGATTCCCTGCCCGGCCAGGTGATGGGGATCGACCAGAAGGGTGAGGAGAAGACGCTGCGCATCGCGCCGCGGCCGCAGCCTGTTGTGGAAGGCCAGCAGCCCGCGGAGCTGCCTGCCGATTCGCAGCACTTGCCTGAGGCTGATCTCTTCTTTGCGCATCGGGGTGAGTTCGAAGTGGCGATTTCGGATGGGCCCAGCGATCTGAGCCAGCGCGACGAAGTGTCTGCGTTCGTGGATACGCTGCTGCAGACCTTGCCGTCGTTGGGTATGCCTCCGCAGCTCGTGCAGCAGGTGGTGGCGATCGCAATCCGGCTGAAGAACATCGGCACCTATGGGGATGAGATCGCGGATCTGTTGGCGCCTCCGGATCAGCAGAACATTCCGCCGCAAGCCAGAGCGCTGGTGATGCAGGCGCAGTCGCAGCTGCAGATCGCGCTCGCCGAAGTGCAGCAGCTGAAGCTCGAGAAGCTGGGCAAGGTGATCGACAACCAGGGCAAGATGGCGCTGGCGGACAAGGAGCAGGAAACCAAGATGCTCGTGGCCGAAATCACCACCAAGGCTCAGAACATCAGCGAGCGCATGCAGGCCTTCGAAGACATGATGAAGCAGTGGCACGAGCAAGCGCACGAGCTGGCGATGCAATGGCAGCAGCATCAGCAAGGCATGCAGCAAGCTGCCCAGGCCCAGCAGGCCGCCGCCGCCGCGGCGCAGCAGCAGCAGACTGCCGCACCGGTTTCGCAGTAAGGGACATCTCGCCGGCCCGGCGTTAAGGGTAAAAGGACCACAAAGCATGAGTGAAGAGACGAAGGTAGCCGCTCCGTCAGCGGCACAGGAAAGCACTGGGTTTACGCAGTTCGATGGCTGGGATGAAGAAGGAAACCCGGTTGTCACGAAGAAAGAGTCTCCCAAGCCCGCGGAAGCGGGAAAGCCGGAAGGCGCGGAATCGGCAGCCGCTGACACGTCGAAAGAGGCGAAGTCCGATGAGAAGCCCGAAGCGGACGCGGGCAAGAAGACGCAGGAGACACGCCGCAAGCCGGACGCGGAAGCTCGTATCCGGGAGCTGAATGCGCGCAACAAGCAGCTGGAGCAGGAGCTGGAAGAGGCCCGGAAGCCGAAGGAGACGAAAACGGCGGAGTCGTCGACCGCCAAGCCGGAACCGAAAGCAGCTCAGCCGGAACCTACGCGGCCGAAGCCGACCAAGAATGACAAGTTGCCCGACGGCAAAGCCAAGTACCCAGCGTATGAGGATTACGTCGAGGATCTTGCCGACTGGAAGGCGGAGCAGCGGATCGCGGCCCAGCAGCGGGAGCAGCAGGCGGCTCAGCAGCAGCAGACTCTGGGCAAGCAGCTCGAGGAAGCGCGGGGACGTTACACGGATTTCGATTCGGTAACGAAGCCGCTCATCCAGGAGATGCTGAAGCCCGAGATTCCGCGCGAAGTGTTTGCGGTGATCAACGATTCGCCCGTCCTGGCGGACCTTCTGTACACCCTGGGCGGAACCGAGGCCACGAAGAACGACTTCCTGGAAGCGTGCCGGACAAACCCGGGCAAAGCGCTGCGCGTGGCCCTGCTGGTAGAGCAGGAGATCGCGGCGGAGCTGGGCAAGGGGAAGGCGGCTGCCGGTGGCGGCGGGAAGGCCGCGGCAGCTACCAAGAAGGACGGCGAAGGCGAAGAAGGCGAAGCGAAGACAACTCCTGCAACTCCAAAACCGCGTGCGCCGAAGCCGCCCACGGAAGTGGGTGGACGCGGAGCGCCTGGCGAAGACGCTCTGATATCGGCCGCCAAATCGGGTGATTTCCGCAGCTTTGAAGCGGAACAAACCCGGCGCGTTCTGGCCTCGCGCAAATAACGTCGCTCCGGCGACGCTGGCCAGGGGAGAACACGAGTGCCGAACAATTTTGCAACAACCAACTGGGTCTCGATGAAGGTCCTGTGGTTCCTGAAGAACTCTCTCGAGGTCGCTGCGATGTTCTCGAGCGACTGGGAGTCGGACTTCGGGAAGACCTTCCCGGTAGGACAGTCGGTCCAGATCAAGATGCCCCAGAGCTGGCTGGTGACATCTGGCCTGGCGTACCAGGAGCAGGGCATCCAGCGCATGGTGACCACGGTGAACTGCGATCAGATCCGCGGCATTCACTTTGGATGGGATTCGGTCGACCGCGCGTTCAAGATGGAGCGCAGCGAGCGGGAGATCGAGGAGTCTTACCTCAAGCCTGCCGGCCAGCAGCTGGCGCAGCAGGTGGACTCGGACGCGGCCAACTGGGCGCGCCTGTGGACCAACAACGTGGTAGGCACGCTGGGCACGGACTCGACAACCATCGATTTCGCGCTGGCGGCGGAGCAGGTTTTGTTCTCGCTGGCCTGCCCGCAGGAGGGCACGAAGCATCTGTGCCTGTCGAGCTCGCTGAACCGCACTTACGTTAAGAACAACGTGACGCAGTTCAACCCGGCGCCGGAGATCAGCCGCATGTTCCGCAAGGGCGTGCTGGGGACCGCCGCGGGCTGGGAGTGGTACCGCTCGAACTCGCTGGTGGCGCACACCTGCGGCACGGCGCCGACGCACGGCGTGACGGTGACGGGTGCGGGCCAGTCAGGCGCGTCGCTGGTGGTGACAGGCACCAACGGCGACACGATCCAGCCTGGCGACAAGTTCACCATCGCCTCAGTGAATGCGGTGAACCCGCGCACCCGCGTCAAGTCGCCGCTGGGGCTGAAGCAGTTCGTCTACACCGGCGGCGCGGCGTTCGTGCTGACGGGCGGAAACGACACGATTCCGATCTCGCCGGCGATCTTCGGACCGGGATCGCAGTATCAGAACGTGGACGCGCTGCCGGCGAACAACGCAGCCTTCACGTTCTTCCCTGGCACCACCACGCCCTCCGGCCTGACCGGCACCATCTCCCTGGGTCTCTCGAAGTATGCCTTCGCGAAGGCGTTCGCGAAGCTCGAGATTCCCGAGGCGGTGGAGATCGCAGAGCGCGCTGACGATCCGGAGACGGGTGCTGCGATCGCGTTTGTGCGGGCCTGGGATCAGTTCAACCGGAAGATGACCAACCGCTACGACATGTGCTACGGCTTCGGGAACCTGTATCCGGACGCCGGCGCCGTTGCCGTCGCAGGAGCGTAAACGACCACTGTCTGCTTTGCGGCGTCAGGACTGGAGTTCCTGACGCCGCGAATGGATCGCGGCAACCAGAAGAGTGAGCATCGCCATGAAGAAGAAGTTCTCGCTGTTTCTCCTGGTCTGCGCCTTTGCTTCGGCACTGCATGCGCAGACCTTGTTGACAACGACTACCCTGTCCGCGGCCGCCGGCAATACGGTCTCCTCGGCGCTGACGACAGGAAACCTGGGCATCGTCAGCCTGACCTCGGCAACCGGCGTCAGTGGCCCGAGCGTGAATACCGGCAACACGGCTGGCCTGGCCACGTCGAACGCATCCACGTATCTCTACGTGGACCGCGAGCTGATGCAGGTGGAGGCGGTGAGCGGCACCACGATCACCGTGGTCCGCGGTGTGGGTTCGACGGCCGCGGCGTCGCACTTGTCGGGCGCGCTGGTATTCGTGTTGCCTGCCGCGGCCATGGCCAACTGGGGCGGCGGAAGCTACGGACAGGCTCCGGCTGTGCCGCAGGGGAGCTGTACCCGCACGCAGGAGCTCTACCTGCCGCGGATCCAGTTCATCTCCGGCATGATCTCGGATTGCCTGGGCGGCCAGTGGGTGAACGGGGATGCCCTGCAGACGCAGCGCACGTCGTTCTATAGGCTCGAGGCGCCCACGATCGGGGCTGTGTCGAATGCGGCTGCGATCGGCACGAACTCCACCGCGGTGGCTGCGGAGCTGTACTGCACCGAAGTGAGGCTGCCGTATAGCAGGCTGCTGACCGGCTACGCGCCGCACATCGGGACCACGGGCGGCACGGATAAGTGGATCGTGGCGCTCTACGACTCGGGCGGCAACCTGCTGGCGAACAGTGCCGTGGCCGGCGCGACGGTGGGAACCGCGAACACCTGGCAGGCGACAGCTTTCACGTCGACGTATTTCGCGGTGGGGCCGGCGCAGTACTTCGCCTGCCTGATGAGCAATGGGACCACGGCCACGATCGACACGGTGACGACAGGGAAGGATGACAATATCCTGACCTTCAAATCGGCATCGGCGGGGACCTTCGGAACGCTGCCGAATTTCACCGCTCCGACGGCGTTCAACAGCGTCTCCGGCGCCTACGGGTACGTGTACTAAAGCCTCCTTCCAATCCTCCCCCCTTAACAACTGAACAGCCCGTGCAGGGGTAGCGTTCGCTGCCCCTGCGCTTTTGGAGAACCGATATGAAATTACCGGAAGGCGCAGTCTTTGCGCCTGGCGAGATCGAGCGCGTGGAGGGTGCGTTGAAGCACCTCCAGGAGGACCCGCATGCACCGCGAGAGCTTTCTGTTCGCGTGATTGTGCATGTGCATAACGAGTATCCCAAGCATGTTGTGACCGGCACGACGGAAGAGGGCGAGCCGATCACGAAGGTTGTCAATTCCGCCGAAGAGGAAGCTGCTCTGCAGGGAGCGCAGGCGCCTGCCGATCCCGGCCCCGCGGATCCCGGCGCTCCTACCGTCAACTAAAGAACTCGCAAGTCGCAACGGGTCGCAACGGGGGCGGCGTCTCTGCCGCCCTGTATCGCTTACACGCAGGAGTTGAGCAAATGCCATTCGCAATCGACGAAGAGAAATTCGCAAAACAGGAGACGCTGGACCTGAGCAAGCCGCAGGGCACCCAGCAAGGCTTGCCGGTGAAGCAGATTCCGCACCTGGAATACCCGCGTACCGTCTACAAGCACCCGCTCGAGCCGTTCCGCGAGGTCCTGCACCGCAACGCGAGTCACGAAGTGGTGGAGCGCGAGATCGTGGCGACGGAGCACCTGGTGCACGTGGTCCATAACGAGCAGGAATTCAAGAAGAAGCTGAGCGAGGGGTGGGTGGTCGAGCCTTACATCGCACAGGCTCCGCCCGACGCTACGGAAGGTCTGTACACGCGCGCCAAGGGCGGCAAGTAGATGGCTGTCACATTCAGCGGGGCGAGCGCGACTGCGTACGCCTCGGATCTCATCCAGTCGGCGGGCTATGAGATCGCCATATTTGCCCCTGGCGAAGCCGTGCCCGCGGCGCAGGCGAACTGGGCGCTGGAAGTGCTGCAGAGAATCATCGACCAGTGGAACGCCAAGCGGGCGATGATCTTCTCCTCGGGCTTCTACACCTATAACCTGACGCCGAACCACGGTCCGCATACCATCGGCCCTACGGGCGACTTCAATACGGGGCCGGCGGCGAACTACCGGCCGGTGCGTGTGGGATCAGCCAGCTTCGTGCTGAATCCGGGTTCGTCGACGCCGGTTGATCTGCCGATCAATGCCACGCGCGATAAGGACTGGTGGGCGGCGAATCCGCTGAAGACGCTGAACTCGTCGATTATCACCGATCTATACTACGACCCGGCGCAGCCGAACGGGAACCTGAATTTCTTCCCGATCTGCAACACGAACGGCGTGGTGCGGCTCGAGCTCTGGAACCAGCTGGCGCAGGCGCTGAAGCTGACGACGCAGATCGGCATGGTGCAGGGCTACTGGGAGGCGCTGGTGACCACGCTGGCGCTGTCGCTGTGCCCGAGCTTTGAGAAGCAGCCGTCGCCGATCCTGGTGGCGCGCCAGGCCTCCGCCATCAAGACGGTCTTCGAGAACAACGATCCGGCGCCGCGGATCGATACGTCGAGCGGAATGCCGGGCACCGCCGGCACCGGAAGGCCGGATTTCAACTTCCTGACGGGGATGCGGGAATAGTGCGTTACGGGTGGCAGCGGTATACCCCGCAAGGCGCGCGCCGAAGCAAGCGCGTCCGTCGATTCGCGAGCAGCTCGAAATGGTTTGCGGTGACCGAATACGGCGCTCTGCGTGGCGTGACTCATGTTGGCAGCGGCAAATTGGTGGCTGTCTGCGAGTGCCCACGCGCCGCACATCTGTTAGCCGCAGTCTTCGATCGGCTCTTTCCGTTCAAAGCCGAGAGCCAGGTTCTGGAGGCGTGGCCTGTTCTGCCCACTGTGGTCAGAACCTGGGCGTTGCTGTGGATGAGAACTTCGGGGACGGTGGTCTAGATGGCGCGCTTCGGGTTCGTAGGGGCGACTTACACGTCGCAATCGAAGATCGCGGACTGCCAGCGCACGATGAACTGGTATCCGGAAATGATCGAGAGCGGCCAGGGCCAGTCGCAGATGGCTATGTATCGCACGCCGGGGCTGAAGCTCTTTGTGACGCTGCCTACGGGACCGGTGCGGGGCTGCCTGGCAGTTACCTCCGGACCTGCTGGGGGCACGGCCTTTTTTGTGGGTGGCGCGAATCTTTATCAGGTCGCACTCAATGCCGGGGGAGTCGGCGTGGCGACACTGATTGGGGCGGTGGGGAACGACTTCCTGCCGGTGTCGCTGGCGACGAACGGCAGCGCGGGGAACCAGCTCTGCATCTGCTCTGCGGGCCAGATCTACATCTACAACCTGAGCGCCAAGGCGCCATGCGGCGCGATCGGGCTTGCGCCGAATACGCTGAGCGGGACGATGGGCGGCCTGCAGGGCTTCGCCTCGAAGGTGGTGTTTTGTGACGGCTATTTCGTGGTTACCCTGGCGAACACGAACAAGTTCCAGGTGTCTGCGCTCGAAGACGGATCGACGTGGAACCCGCTCTCGGTACAGCAGGTGTCTGTATTCCCAGAGAATATCGGCGGGATCGTGGCGGCGTACCGGCAGCTCTGGATCTTCGGCCTCGACGGGCACGCGCAGGTGTACTACAACAGCGGCGCGAATGCTTTCACACCGTTCGATGTGATCGGCGCCGGCGGCGTCGGCTACATGGAAGAAGGGATCGACGCGCCGAACTCGCTGACGGTCCTGGACAACGCCCCCTTCTGGATCGGCGGCAACTCGAACGGCGCCGGCATGGCGTGGCGTGCAAATGGCTACACGCCGCTGCGGATCTCGACCCACGCGCAGGAGACCGAGTGGGCGACCTATCCGAAGAAGACCAGCGATGCGGTGGGGTACAGCTACCGGGACCAGGGCCACACGTTCTGGGTGCTGCGCTTTCCCAGTGCCAATAACGGCGTTGGCGCCACGTGGGTGTATGACACGGCTACGCAGATGTGGCATGAACGTGGATTCTGGTCGCAGCAGGGCTTCACGGGGTACAGCGCGCACCTGTCGACCTGTCATGCCTTCGCCTTCAATCAGCACCTGGTGGGCGACTGGAACAGCGGCAATATCTATGCGATGGATATCGCCTACCTGGACGACAACGGTAAGGCGATTCGGCGCTTCCGGCGCGCGCCACACATTGCGAGCGAACGGCAGCTGATCACCTTCAATGAGATGGAAGTGGTGATGGACGTCGGCGACGGGCCTATGCCGCCTTTGCTGGACGGCGCGGGCAATCCGCGCGGGCCGCAGGCGATGCTGCGCTGGTCAAACGACGGCGGCCGCACCTGGGGCAATGAGCACTGGGTGGACGTAGGGCAGGCAGGCAATTACAACGTGCGCGCGCGCTGGCTGCAGATGGGTCAGGGGCGCGATCGAGTGTTTGAGTTTGCAGTGTCTGACCCGATGCCCTGGCAGATTATCGAAGCGGATCTGCGGGCGACCCCTGGCTTTGACGTGCCCACCGAGCGGTTGAGCAAGCAGTACGGAAAGATGATGTGAGACTTGGATGACGACGCCAGCAAAACCCGTATTTGCGGCGATGAGCTACACGGATCCGAAGACGGGCATGCTGACCGCCGGCGCGCAGCAGGCTCTGGCGCAGTGGCAGAGCGCCATCACGGAGCTGCAGTCCCAGGTGGCCGAGCTCCAGACACAGGTAGCGGCATTGCAGAAGGGGGCAGGAAATTGAAGAAGCTGGTGTTCGTGCTGATGCTGACCGTCGCGGCCGCGGCGCAGGTTGCTGTATCGCCATTCAAGAGTCCGCATGTGACCTTCGCGGACCAGAATGGCGTGCCGCTGGCCGGCGGATGCGTGTTCACTTATCTCGGTGGCACGTCGACGCCGCAGGGCACTTATACCGACTCTGGCGGCGGCACGCTGAATTCGAATCCGGTGGTGCTGGATACGAGCGGAAGCGCGAATATCTGGCTGGGCCCGGTGAATTACAAGTTCGCGATCTGGAGCGCCGGCGGCACGAACTGTGCGACCGGCACCCTGCAGTGGACCGTCGACCAGGTGCCCGGCAATATCTTCAACAACACAACGGTGACGGGCGGGACCTGGACTGGCGGGACGATCACCGGCGCGGCGATCAGCGGCGGGACAATTACGGGTGCCGCGATTACGAACAGCACGATCGATTCTTCGCCGATCGGGCAGACGACACCGGCCTCCGGATCGTTCACCAGCGTGGCCAGCGCCCTGAATGCCATGACCTTCAGCTCGACGCCTGTGTTTGCGGCCGGATCCTACGGCTACTTCACGATGACGCTGACGAACAATGTGACCAGCTCGAGCATTACGGGCGGCACCAACGGGCAGCTGATCACCTTCAACCTCTGCCAGAACGGCACGGGGCAGACGGTAGGCGGCATTACGACCGGCTTCACCTTTGCGTGGCCGGCGAACTATACAAATCCACCCGTGGTGAATCCGATCCTGAACGCGTGCACGATCGCCACTGCTTACTATAACGGCGGCTTCTGGTACACCGTGTCGACCAGCCAGCAGCTGCTGGTGGCCAACTTCGATACGGTGCCATACAGCGCTACGCCGATCTTTCCCGCGGCAAGCTATTCGAACTTCGCCATCACGCTGACGGGGAACGTGACCTCGAGCACGATTCCTGGCGGTACGGTGGGCCAGTTGGCGACGATCGACGTCTGCCAGAACGGCACTGGTGGCAATACCTTCGTGTGGCCGACGATCCTTAAGAACGCGCCGCCTGTCTCTGCCGGCGCGAACTCCTGTACAGGCATCACGGCGGTCTACAACGGCACGAACTGGATGACGGTGGCGAACTCCTCAGCGACCACCACAACGCCGCTGACGGGCAACCTGGACACGATTCCCTTCACAGCCACGCCGATCTATTCGACGCAGAACTTCAGCTCCTTTGAGATGACGCTCTCGGGCAATGTGACCTCGAGCTCGATCAGCGGAGGCACCAGCGGCCAGCTGATCTCGATCGCACTGAAGCAAGGTTCGTCGACCACAACCGGCCCAGGGTCGGCGCCCACGTTCTCGACGCTGACGACGGGCGGATCGCTGCCGGGTACGACTACCTACTTCGCGGTGTGCACCTGGCTGTTTGGGACGACGGAATCGTTGCCCAGCGCGGAAGCCAGCGAGACGACGGGATCCGGCTCGACCAACACGATCACCTGGAACTGCCCTGTGGGTGTCGGCGTCACCAATTACAAGTTCTACATCGGCACGGGAACGGGCGCCGAGAACTACTGGTTCACGACCTCGAGCGCGTCGTATATCCAGATCGGGGTGCCGAGTACCGGTACGCCAGGGATCCCGCCGACGTCGAGCATCTACACGGTGGCGTGGCCCACTAACCTGATCAACGCGCCGGTGATGGCGAATGGGATTGGCGCGGTGACCAGCCTCATTGCGCTCTATGACGGGACGAACTGGATCACGGTGGGGTCGACCGGCAACGCCTCGACGGGCGTGGTGTGTGCGACGAGTAATTGCTTCCGCCAAAACACTGACGGCAGCTACGAGGAGTGGGGAGTAACGCCGACTTTCGGCGGGCAGAGCGGAGGCAGCTTCTCCATGACCTGGCCTCATGCCTACACAAACCTCGCCAGCATCACCGCGGTGTTCAGTCCGGCCGGATGCGCCGGCGGCAACGCGACGTACTGCGCAGGGAACCCGGGCGGCTCCCCGAACAACACCTACGCCTGCATGATGCTGACGCCGAGTCTCACGGCGCCGAC